TGAAGTATTTATACTAACAGGATTACCTGATAATGTCAAGTTCTTTTTCGCCTGTCCAAACTTCTATCTCGGAGCGCAGCCTATTCTCAGACTTGAGTGTATCATATCTGGTCGTTGATTTCTTCTTCCACCACTCTATAATCGATTCCAAATGAAACTTATCATAGTTCTCCTTGTCTGGAATTAACTTGTCTGTTCTTCCCATAACAACATCGGTAAAGTTACTGTATCCATAGTTTGAGGCATAATATCGTTTCTTTTCTGTCAACGACAAGGCGTTCTCAATAGTCTTTGCGAACTTTTCACCTTCTGGTGTGCCTTTGAGTGCCGCTTTAGTCATTGCAATAATTGTATTTGAAATCTTCATCTTACGGGAAGAAGCATCTTCTGGTACAAAAACACCAATTGCAGTTTCAACATACTGTTTCAAATCTTCATATGGTTTGCCATGCATCATTGGAATGAAATTACTATCTGTTAGACCTTTGAATCTGAGGTAAGGTTTCATGCCATCATATTGTGATGATGACTTAGAACTACCATATAATGAAGTTGTCTCAAATAAACAAGTATTCATCTTATACTTTTTGTTCAACATTTCTTTAATCTCATGTGAACAACAGATAGCGGCAAGCAACTTACCACCAAGGTAGTTGAAACCAAATGGTTGACTTGGCACAATCACGAAACCCATAATTGATGTGTGATTAAATGCCTTAGATGATTCTGGTGTCTGTGTAAAGACACCTTGTAACATTTCATTGCGTGGTTTCATATTAATCACAGGAGAACCTAGACGAATGAAACCGACCCACTTCTTAGTTTTCTTTTCTAATACTGCCAATCGTAAACAACGACCGGGAATACTAGTCATGTTAGAGTGACTTGAAATCATATTCAGATAAATGTCCCAAGTATCTTGCGGCAGTTCAACCAATTCAAAATCCATATCTTTTGGATGAATACTGAAATCACTAAACAAATCATCTTCAGGTCCCATGCCAAACAAGGCAGTAGGTCTTTCTGAAAGACTGTTTAGTTTTTGGTCACGAATGTAGTCATCGATTCTTTCGAACCTATCAAAGTAATCTGAGAATACTTTTGCACAATGTATGGCTTGTTCTTTCGACAAACTCATACTTTTAAGTCTCCAAACTTATTGTTCAATTTTCGTTCCCGATTACCAAATGTGTTTAATGGTTGTGTGTCATCATCGTGACCTTTGTCAATGATTTCATCTTGTGCAGATTGTTCGGCATCATACAGTCTCATCTTTGCACGGTCAATACCGACAACAAATCGTTTGTAATAATTTGGGTCACTATAACGATTCTTCAATTGTTTAATTAGAATCTGATTCAAACCTTCAAGTTCTTCATTCGTTACAAGAGCAAACATAAAGTCGGCAGTTGCAGGCAAACCAAAAGATTCTGATGTATCTTCAAGACCAGGATCCGAATTACTGAAACCAGACCTTGTTGTTTGTGTTGCAGAAACAACTGGCAATGCAAACTCAACGGCAAGACCACGGAGTTCTTCTGCAATAGATTTAATATAGGTGTAACTGTTTACATTACCACCTGGTTTAATACGAGCAGAGGCACAGATATTCAAGTAATCAATAAAAATGATTTGTGGTTTAAAATTCTTCTTCAAGTGCAATTCATTCAACAAGGCACGGAAGTGTAGTGTCGAAGCACTTGCAGTTGGATATTCTTTGATGATTAGTTTACCATGTGTCTTAGATTTTAATGATTCAAACTTTCTCTCATAATCATCTTTACTGATTGTATGAAGTTCATTTAAATCGATATTCAATAAGTTGGCATCGATACGCTCAGCGATTCTTTCTTCTGCCATTTCCATTGTGATATACAATACATTATGACCTTGAGATAAACAACCTGCGGCCACATGGCACATGAATAATGATTTACCAACACCAGTACCTGCAAGTGCAATATTCAATGTCTTTGTTGGCAGACCACCTTTAGTAATCTTGTTTAGAATATCAATATCAAAACGAATACGAGATTCTACTTTGTGATAGAAATCATAACGAGATTCAAAGTCTTGTGTGTAATCGTGACCAACATTACTATCAAAAGAAACACCAAGTGCATCTGCAAGAAGTTGTGGAATCTCACCTTTAGCTTTCTTGCCATCTTTGTCATCTAGGATGCCAACAGATTCCATGATTGCATTGTAGATTGCTTTGTCTTGGCAAAACTTTTCAGTCTGCTCAGTCAACCATGCCATTTCAGGCACATCATCTTTTTCTTGTGTGATTTCTTTGAGTAATTCAACCGAATCTCTTACTTGCGGTTCAGTAAGATTTCTTTTTTCGGTGATATTGATTACAAGTGCTTCGTGTGTTGGAAGGTTTTTGTATTTGTTTACAAACTCAAATACTTCTTTGAACACCAACTTTTCAGCTGGGTCAGAGAAGTATTCTGCTTTTATGAAAGGTAAAACTTTTCGTGTAAACGCCTCATTATACACCAAATTTTTGAGGATTGTTTTTTCCAGTCTGTTCATTATCTAATTTCTTCATTAATACTTCTGTTAAAATCTCACCCATAATTGTAACAAAATTTGCATCTTTATGCAACTCTGTTAGTGTATATTTACCTGGATGAATGATTGAATATCCGAATTGTAATCTACCAAATTCGCCTTCTTCAACAACTCTTGCTTCTTGGTAATGATAAAGAACACCTTCATACTCACCTTGCAGTATTTCTACACCTGTTGCCTGGCGATTATCGATTGATTCATAATCAAACAACCGATAATCTTTAAACTCTTTAAGCATCCTCGGGTTCTTCTTCCAAAACTGGATTTTCTCCCATAATGTTGCCATATGCGATACCATATTTTGCATTTACGAATTCCTTAAACGATTCGTTTTTAAGTAATGGTTGCCAAAATTCATCCGTTTGTGTGGCATCGAAACGAACTTTGTCACCAATCTCTCCAGTTTTCTGGTCAACCTTTGCATACCAACCTGGTGAAGGTTTAGATACAAACTTACCTTCAATCGCAATATCGACCAAACCAGAATACTTTTGAATACCGCCATCGAAGGAGACCGCAATAGGAATTTTAGATTTCTCTTTAACATAACGAGATTTCTCCACATTAATAATGAAGTTGTAACCTACAATCTCTGTGCCATCTTTCTCTTGTTGACGACCTAGAATGTAGATGTTGTCAGCAGAGTAGTATGAACCTGTACCGCCACCAACGATATCTTTCGGGAACATACCAATCTCTTTGTAAGTATGATTCACAACAACCATCGGGATATCTTTCAAGTTGAGGTGAGGTGTCACCATTCTAAACAATGATTTAACTTGTTTAGCACGGCTCATATCTGCAACAGATTTACCTTCAAGTGCATCTTCTACTTCTTTCTTAGATGCTAGATTACCAATAGAGTCTAATATAATGACGAGTTTATCGCCACGATTCACTTCTTGAAGCTGTTGCATTATATCGAACTTCAACTGCTCAATGTCAGTCAAAGGTGTGTGTAAAACTCTGTCCATGTCAATCTGAAATGTTTCAAAGTATTTGACAGGTGTTCCAAATTCTGAATCATAGAACAATAACACCGCTTCAGGGTATTTGTCCATGTAGGCCTTTGCCATTAACAAACTAAAGGCAGTCTTAAAGTGTTTCGATGGTCCTGCCCACATCGTAAGACCTGGAATAATACCACCATCTAGTTTGCCACTTAGTGCAACATTAATCATTGGCACATCAGTTGGCACCATATCTTTTTCGGTAAAGAACTTTGATTTGGATAGTATTGCACTATCTTTAATCGTTGAATTCTTTTTTAATTTATCAAGTAAACTCATTTTAAATCTCCATCCATTTTTGCAATTTGGTCTTTCGGTATGTGTTCTAAGTTATCATCCTTAAAGAAGGATTCTAAACTAGGACTGCCAGCGTTGTCAACCTTTTTTGGTTTCTTTGCCTTCTTAATTGGCAATGCGGGTTCGGGTTCTCTGTATTTACGGAGTGTTTGTTGTGAGGCAATCAGTAACAATATGGCAAGTGGGTCAAACACCACGATGATAATAAAAATAACCGTTCTTACTGCTTTATCTATGAAACTTGGGTCATCTTTTGAGTAGAAAGCCTCGGCGATATACTTGATTGGCCCAATTTCTGCCGCTAACTTATTTTCTTCACTCAGTAGAGGTAGTTTTTCATTAGCAAGTCTTTTTAATTCTGCCTGTGTTTCTTGTATTTGATTGTCAATCTTTTTTGTTGCAGTAGCAGGGTCACCTGCTCTTTGTAGAAGGTATGACAATCGTTCTTTTGCAATCTTCTCTTGTGTCTCTAATGTTTTTATTTGAACACTATTTGCACCGATAACGATGTTTGAATCGAGGTGTGCTTTAGAAAGGTATCCAAAGATACCCATAGAAGTAATCGACATTAATAAGAAGATGGCAACGCAGAAATAATAACGCATTGCTCTTGCAGTAACATTCCAATTATCATACAACCATGATACTGTTACTACTTTCGCCAACTCTAATACACCACCCATTAGAACAATTGGCCAGAATGAACCAGGGAATATTTGTGCTAAACCGATAACGGAATAAAATGCCGCTATAATTGATAATGCAATCGCAGTTAGAAAGGGTAGTAAAACTTGTGTCATGGATTCCTTTTTGAATGTGGAACATCAAATACAAAAGTAATTCTGGTACAATCACCTACATTTTTAGTACCATGTAATAATTTATTGTTGAACCACAATAGAGTTCCTGGTTCTACAATAACAGATTCATCACCAACACTATATTCATAACGACCTTGTATCGAAAGGTGATATCTATCCTTTGTTAGATAGTATGTGCCTTCGTCAATATGTTTACCAACAATGCCATCTACTGGTAATGATAAGAAACCGCATCGCTTAAAGTCGTGAAAATTTCGTTTAAGAAAACGGACAATCTCTGTATGTCTTTCATATGCAGGAGTTGGAACACAAATTTCAGTATCACCTACTTTCTGTTCCAAGTTTTCAATACCACCCATTACAATTTGTAATACATCGGCAGTAACAATATATTTCTCTGCATCCAGTTGGCCAATTTCTCGGTCTTTGATTTTCTTTTGATTACCCCAATCATCAGGAAATTGTTCCAATTGTTTTAGAATCTTTGAAACATTTATACCTGTTTTAATGACTCTAATATTTTTCATCCAAAGAAGTCCTCTAATGAAGATTGTTTCTCAGTTTTCCAATTGATACAATTTAGAATAACACGAATTGGTTCAATAAAGGCCTTATCAAACTGCAAGTCGTAATTGACATATTGATGTAATTCAAACTCTTTTGGTAAACGAACAGGGAAAGAAATCACATCTTCTTTCAACGGGTTTGGTGTTTTAAGATATGTAAACTTCAACTTCTCACCTTCTTGGATAAGTGGGTAAGACTTTGTGAGGTTCTTCTCTTTCATCATGTGATTATAAAGAATTGCACCACGAACATGAATTGGTGTGCCTTTCTTGTATAACATAACCGAATCAGAATATTCTTTTAGACCATTGATGCCACGGGGAAACGCAACTTCTTCTGGTGGTAAAGATTTAAATTCTTCTTTGAATTGTGCAATAAAGTCTTGCACTTCTTGTTCGGTTGAATTCACAATCAGTTTAATTGTTTGTTTCATCTTTTCACGGATGATTGCAGGCGTAGATGACTTGACCATTTCTAGTCCCATCACTTTCATCTGCGGTTCATTATATTGAACACCCTCATTGTTATACACATTAAGAATATATCGTTTCTTTGCAGTCCAAATACCTTTGTCACACAAAGCTTCACGCTTCATTTGCATTTTTTGGGCATACGCATGGACATACGAAGCAAGTTCTTCGTAACTTTTGTCAATGTGAGGTTGTAATTTATCTTCACAGACCTTGTCCATGAAGGCGATGATTTGATTAACATCTGTCTTTTCTTTATAGACCTTATCAATAAGGTCACCAAGACGGAGGTATATCGAATCTGTGTCCGAGGCGATAACATAATCTACGCTTTCTGTTTTTAATAGTTTATTCATGTATAAATTGAGTTTACCTTCAATCCAACGAATAGACAATTGACCCGCAAGCGTAACTGCAAGTGCTTGGCGTAAGTCATAAAAACGGAAGTATTGCGAACCTAACGCACCATAAGCAGAGTTTAGAGAAACTTTCTTAGCGAGTTGTAGGTTATTGTATCGTGCTACAAGTTTAT